CTCGGTTTCATCCAGTTCAGTCTCAACTAGTGTTTCAACTTCAGTTTCATCCAGTTCAGTTAGTACTTCAGTTTCATCCAGTTCAGTTAGTACTTCAACTTCAGTTTCATCCAGTTCAGTTAGTACTTCAGTTTCGTCTAGTAGCAGCGAGTCTATTTCAGTTTCATCTAGTAGTGTTTCAACTTCGGTTTCTTCAAGTTCATCTGAATCAGTTTCAGGATCGCTAAGTTCTTCTAGCAGTTTTAGTGTTGCATTAAAAATATTTGATTATGATTCTGAAATTACAATTTTACTAGATAAAGAATCACTAGTGACTATTCTTCTGGATAAGGAGAGCGAAAACTAATGGGCAAACTATATGCAGGACAAACGAAGTTCAGGATAAGGTTGACAGTGGGCCAAGATATCACAGGGGCGACGGTGCTTGTGAAATATCGAAAGCCTGATGGAACTGAAGGAAGTTTCGCTGATGCTCATATAGAAGATAATGCAAATGGAATTATTTATTGTGATGTTAATGCTGATGGAAGTGAAATTCCAACAGCAAATTTTGGTGAATGGATGTTTTGGGCGCACATAACTTTTGCCGATGGTAGGTTTGCCCCAGGTGAAGCAATATGGGAACATTTTTATGAGGAACCAGCATAATGCAGTTAAGAGTAAATCAATTGTTTGCTAGTGACGAAGAATTAACTTCATCTTATCTGGATGCAGTTATTTGGGCGGAAGCTGCTGGCACTTTAAATCAAGCGGCTTTGGATGCAGATTATCAAAAGCTTGTTAAATGGCAGGATCATCCAGAACAGTTTATGAATGAAGTATTAAATTTTTTCCCATGGACTTGTGAAGATGCAGATGATCAATTAGACATTGTTTATGCAATCCGTGATCATTCAAAAGTAAGTGTAAGAAGCGGAAATGGAATTGGCAAAACCGCAATTGCTGCTAGGATTGCCATTTGGTTTCTTACTTGTTTTTACAAAAGCATCGTTATTACAACTGCACCAACAACTAGGCAAGTTGAAAAGCTGCTTTGGGGTGAAATCAGGGAAGCATACAAAACATCAAACATCCCATTGGGCGGTGAATTACTGACCACACAAATAAGGAAAGAAGATAAATGGTATGCACTTGGTTTTTCTACAGATGAAAAAGAAAAATTTCAAGGATACCACGCACCTTATATACTGGTGATTGTAGATGAAGCTAGTGGGATGGCAGAACCAATTTTTGAAGCAATTGAAGGATTGCTTACAACTGAAAATGCTAAAGTCCTTTTGATAAGCAATCCGACAAATCCAACTAGTTATTTTGGCAGAACACATTTACATCCAAGGGAAAGTAAAGAATGGATGAAGCTGCATATCGATTGTTATAATAGCCCAAACGTAAGGGCCGGAAGGCAAGTAATTCCAGAATTATGTTCTTACAAATGGCCTGACAGAAAAAGAAAAAGTTGGGGCGAGTACAACCCATTTTTCAAAGTAAGAGTACTAGGTGAGTTTCCTGAAACTGGTGAAGATTGTCTTATTCCTTATCACATGGTTCATTCAGCATTGGAAAGGACTAGTCATCCAGCAGGATCAAAAGTGCTGGCAATAGATGTTGCCAGGTTTGGCGATGACAAAAGTGTTATTGGAAGACTTCATGAAAACCAGTTTAGAATATTAAAAAAGATATTCAAACAAGATGGGGTTTATGTTGCAAACCAAGTGGTTCGAGAATTGAAAGAACCTGGCAATGATGATATTGAAAGAATAAAGGTGGACGTGATTGGTTGGGGTGCTGGTTGTTATGATGAATTGATAAGAAAAAAGAAAGACGGAACTGATGAAGAAAAGGCAATATTAAAACAAATAAAATTGGATTCTATAAATGTTTCTGAAAAGCCAAGAGGCAAAGGCGTTAAGGATTATGGTAATTTAAGAGCACAAGCCGCTTTTAGTTTAAGGAAAAACTTTGAAGAAGGTCTAGCAGATATAGATGACGAAGAATTAGGAGTTCAACTAGCAAATATTCGATATAAATTTCAGGGTGGTAAATATTTCCTTGAAGACAAAAAGGATTTTAAAGCAAGGCTTGGGGCTTCAATTGGTAGTCCTGATGAACTTGATTCTTATCTAATAGCCAAAGCAATGGCTGGAACAATTACTCCCCATTTGTATTAAAGGAGGATGAATCCGTGCGGTTTTCAATTGTAAAAAACACTAGAAAAAAGATCGGAAGTATTCGAACAACTATAAGCAATACAATACAGCGAATAAAATCGTGGGGAGAACTGCATTCCTTTTTTGATACAATATTAAAAGATTCTGTAGGGAAAGGAACAGTAGCTTCCCAACTGAAAGAATATCGTAGTTGGGTTCATATTGCTGCTTCTGTAATTTATCGAAGGACTAGTTCTGTTGATTTTAAATATATTCGTATTGATACTGGAAAAGAAATAAAAAAAGACAATCCGGTTTATAATACTATTAATCGAATATTTGTAGATCCAAACCCTTATATGGAATTCAGATTTATCAAACAGTATTTACAATTACAACTTGATTTAACTGGTATGGCATTTGCCTTGCGTGAAGATATATTAGTAGGTGGTATTAAACTTCCTTATCGCATTTGGCCTTTGAATGTTGGAAACCTGGTAAGGATAGAAAGAGGAAACAATTTTAGACAATGGATAAAAGGATTTACCTTTAATATAGGCGGAAAGTATGTGTTTTATGATTGGGATAATGTTCTTTATTTTCATTATCCACATCCGAAAGATCCAAGATTAGCTTCAAGCCCGATACAGGCACAAGCATATGCAATTGATTTGGATCATTACATAGAAGTATATGAACGTGATTTTTTCAAGAATTCTGCTAGGCCGGATTTTATGCTTAAATTTCCAGAAGGCGTTACTATTTCTGAAGAGGAGGCAGAAAGACTTAAAGCCCAATGGAAAGGTAAATTTTCTGGCGAAGGAAAATACCATGAAATAGGTATCCTTGATGCTGGTGGTGATATAGTAGAATTAACACCAAAGAATGAAGATCTTGCGCTTATGTCTTTGGCCGGTTGGACACAAAGCAAAATCCTTGCAGCATACAACGTACCGCCTGGAAAGGTTGGCATGGTCAAAGATGTGAACAGAGCAAATGCATTAGGAATAGACATAACTTTCAATTCGGAGGCAATCAAACCAAGATTAGATTTGATAGACGATGTTTTTACTAGAAGTATTTTACAAAAATTTGATCCGCGCATTGCTATGAAGCATGATAATCCAATTCCAAGAGATCGTGAATTGGATATCAAAGAAATAAGGGAAAAAGTAGGAGTCCCTATTTGGACTATCAATGAAGGAAGGGACAGAGACGGTTTGGCTAGTGTTAAAGGTGGTGATGTGATTCAAGTCCCACTTAATTTTATCCCTCTTTTAAGTGCCCCTGATGAACCTGAAGATGATTCTGATGGCAGTCCTGAAGATGATTCTGATGGCGAAACAAGAACAGCACAACAAATAGAATATAAGGATACTAGATATTCAGATAAATGGCGAACAAGACGTTGGAATGTATTCAAGATATTCACACAACGATGGGAAAGTGTTTGGAAAACCATATTGTCAAAACTGTTTGAGGATCAGCAGGAAGAAGTATTGCAAAACCTTGAAAAGTCCGGCGAAAAAACAACTTGGTATTTTTCCGATAAGAAAAACATTTGTGAAAATTTTGACAAGCAATGGAACATATATAAAGACAAATATAATGGATGGTCTGCAAAAAAGTTAGCAGCCGATTTAATAGACAACACTGAAAAAATCAAATCATTAGTATTGAAAAGTGATAGTGAATTAATTTCATTAGCTATTAAAGGCATTTTAAAAGACGTTTCAAAAGAACAGATTTTGATGTCTGTTTCCGATTTTTTTACAACAAAGCAAACTGAAACAGTTGATGCTATACTGTTTGATTGGGATGGTAATGTAAGTACTTTTGGAAAAGGATCTGAACGTTTGTATCGACAAGTAATGGAAAATGCAGGGCAGGAAGAATTAAATATGCTAGACGTTGATTTTGATTTTGATGTTTACAATCCTGCTATCAATTCGTTCCTTGGGGAAAAGGTTGAAGAATTCAGCCGTAATGTTTTGTCTAGTAAAGCTGACAGGCTGCAACGCACTTTAATCACAGGCATGGAAAAGGGTGAAGGAATAAGTCAGTTAAGTCAAAGGGTCAAAGATGTTTATAAAGGAACTAGTCTTACTGGATATGATTTGGAAAGGATTGCCAGGACTGAAGTTGTTGCAGCTAGTAATGCAGGACAGCAGTTTGCATACGAACAAAGCGAAGTTGTAGAAGAAAAAGAATGGTTATCCACAAAAGATGGGAGAACCAGAGGAGCAAATCCGGACGATCGTTGCAACCATTTTGGTATGGACAGACAAAGAGTTCCATTAGACAAACCTTTTGTTGATTCAAGATGCGGTGCTCGTCTTATGCATCCTGGTGATACTAGTCTTGGTGCTGGTGCTGCTGCTGTTATAAATTGTAGATGCACTATGGTTCCACATACTACTAAATCACAAAAAAATGCTGATGATCCTAATACGACTGAACTTCGTCAATTTTATAAACAAACAGGATTAAAGGGTGTTGGTCCTAGTAGAGCCAGTAGACAGCTTCGCGGTTGTTATGATTGATGAATGACATGAACAGACCAATAGAAATATTACCTATCATAGTTGATAAGGCGAGAAAGGCTAGTCCTAGTTGTTTGCGTCATGCTAAGAATAATCTTGAACGCCATCAACTTGGTTTTGATGGTGAACATATCGGCAGTCAAGTTTTAAAAGGAATGGGGTATAAAGGCATAAGAACTACTAGGCATAAATCGGCTGTTGATATTATAACATCAAAAACTGTTTGGGAAGTAAAGGCTGTAAGTAATGGTGCAAAAGATTGGAAAATGACTGTAAAGACGCATCAACAAGCAAAAAAAATAGCTTTGGCAAAGAAATTGGGAAAAGATTTAAAATCCATGTTGATAGTTATGAATGATATGGCGGAAGTTTACATCAGAAATGGTGTTGGTGGTTTTAGACACACTACTATGAAGAAGGTTAAAGCTGTCAAAGACTGGCGTAAAACTTATGGTCATGGTGCTAGTCATAGGTTGATTGAAAAAGAAACAGTTGCAAGAAAAGGCAGAGCAGTATTAGAATATAAAGAACTGGATTTTGGAGAAAAAGGAACAGGGCGAAGTCATTGGTCTGTTGCTCGTTTTATAAAAAAACGAGAAACGTTGCCAAAGAAGTATCAGCCTTTTTTAACTCCTTATTCTGAAAAAGAATATAAAAAGATGGGTGCTAGAGTATTTTTATCTGATAGCGCAAAAAGTGGATATTCCATAGATAGACACGGTGATTTGATCAGTGTCTTTTCACTGCCAGGAGCACATGAAGGACCGGCACTGGTTCAAAATGCGATTCTCAATGGTGCAAAAAAACTGGATGCGTTTGATTGTGGGTTTTTACCAGATTTTTACAAGAAGTTTGGGTTTAAGGAAACTAGCAGAATAACATGGAGTGATAAGTTTGCCCCTGCGGGATGGAATTACAAAAAAAATGGGAGGCCGGATATTGTGTTTATGGATTTGAAAAAAGGAAAGAAAGCCAAAAGAAAAACGGAAACTGAAGGGCCTACTGAAGCTTTTATACAAGACCAAAAAGATTTTGTTGAGTTTTGTCTTGGGCCTAGCCAGTGTGATTCATGCAAACATTATCAAAGTGAAGATCTTTGTAAAGCTTTTCCAAATGGAATTCCACTAGACATCATGGCAAACGAATTTATACATGATGATCTTCATCCAGAACAAGAAACCAATATATTATTTGAACAGAGGACTAGCAAAGATGGGAATTGATTTTTATATAGGCGATGATCAAGTACGTATAACAAATGCTTTTTGGTATAATCGTTTCCTGAATTGGGTGGCAAAGATGGGGAATTATCCCCAAATACTAGACCACAGCCCTATCCATGGTGAGTATGTGTTAGAAAATATTTCTGCTTCTAATTTCAAAGGAAGTGTTTTTTTACTGGAAAAAGAATTAGAAGAATTGAAAACGCTTAATCCTCCGACCTTTATTGCCGATATAATAGAGTACATGTTGGATGGAATTGAAATTGCGTTGGATAAACAGAAAAAAATCACTATGGATGACGGTGCATGGTTTGGTGATTAAATTGAAAGGAGATTATAAATCATGTCGTATGTAGTCAAAACTAAGGATGGTAATCCTATTGAAATCGAAGGGCGGCAATTGTTAGGTTCAGATCATATTGATGCTGAAATAAAAGATTTTTCTGACACCGAAAGGTCTTTCCTAGCAGTTGCTAGTGTTGAATCACCTGACAGGATGGGGGATGTAATTTCTGTCAAAGGGTGGGAACTAGACAATTATTTGAAAAATCCTGTTGTCATGCCGTTTCATCAATATTCAACGCTTCCTGTTGGAAGGAGTTTGAGTATATTTATAAAAGGTAAAAAGTTGATGTTTGTTCCGCAGTTTGCTCCTTATCAAGAAGCTTCCAGGATGTATGAAATGTATAGGGACAAATATCTTAAAGGGTTTTCTGTTGGTTTCATTCCAAAGGAAAGTAAGAAGATTGAAACTGAAGAAGAAGATCGCCCTTTGTTTTGGCATCAACCAACCAAGTATTTGAAACAAGAATTGCTAGAAGTTTCAGTCGCTCCTATACCAGCACATCAAGACGCACTATCGGAATTAAAGGCTATGGTAAAAAAAGGAGATATATATGTCCCGCCAAAATATCTTATGGATAAGAATGAACCTTATGTAGAAAGCTTTGACGAATACATTCATGTAGTAGTTGAAAGTGAAGACAAATTTAAAAGATTATACATAATCCCACTTCATGTAACTAAGGATGGTATAGCAGAAGAGGCATATGCATGGGCGGTCTTTGGGCCAACTAAAGGCGGTGATCATGATCTTTATTTTAATCAATGTTTTATTTTCCCAAAAGACGAAAATTCTACTGAGGAAAAACTTTTGAAATGGGTAGAAGATAACAGTAATAATGTTGATATTAACACTGATTCAAAGGATAGTCCTATCATTCTTTCACTGTTTGACAAAAATACTGAAATCAAACTTGAACCATTTGATCCCAGGAAGTATGAATCAAAATCTTCTGTGCTAGTAGAACTCCCACGACTAGAAAAAGAATCAGCAGAAGATGTTGAAACAGAATGGGATGATATTGAAGGTGAAGACATTACACCGGAAGAAATGGAAATTGACGCTGATACAGAGGCAGAAGAAAAACCTTTTCCGAATGAACATGCTTGCAGGTTAAATTCACCTGGAAAATATACTAGGTTCAGGAGAACTAATTGTGGGCAAAAATCCGATGGTAAATGCATAGATGTTATTTTTGGAAGAAAGAAAGATGGGAAATCAGAAATTCAATCCCTTCGATACAAAACCAAAGTATGGTCTGCTTCTGATGCTAGTACGCATTGTAAAGGTAGGGAAGGAATCTTTGAGGCTGCTAAAGGGAAAAAAGAAGATGATCGTACACGCAGATATGAAGAAGCATTAGCTAGATTGAATGAATTTAAACTCACGGATGAAGAAAATGCCAAACTAGTTAAAGAATTATCCAAATTGACTGAAGAACAACTAGTTGAAAGACTTGATAAAAGTTTTAAAGAGGCCCTTAAGATATCTTTTGATTTGTTGATTAAGGCTTTTGAAGACGCATTCAAAAAACACAGAACTGAATTAGTTGAAAAGAATGAAGTTGCTGAAGAAGTGATTGACATTGATAGTATTGAAAATGAACCCGTTCCTGGTAAAAATGTTATTGAACTGGAAGATGGAATAAAAACACAAACCCCAAATGAAAAAAACATTGATCTAGGAGTTTCCGATGAAGAATTCACGGACATAGTGAAAGCTGCTATCAATGCTTGTTTGGGAAGATTAGAAGACGAATAAAAACAATTAAGGAGGATGTAAGGCAATGACAAAAGAAGAATTACAAGCAATGATCAGTCAATTGGTTCAGGCAGCTTTGGAGGACGCTAAAACTAAAGGTCAGATTTATGATGGTTCAACGCCAGGAGCAGAAGGCATTCAAAAAGAATTTGATTTGATAGGAACACTTAGAAGCATGGGTATGGCTAGTCAGTCTATGCCTGGTGGATACCTCATAACTGACAAAGGATCTGTTCTTAATCCTACTAGCAAAAACGAAGTTTGGGTTAAGCTCAGTCCTGATGTTGAAAAATGGGCAAAAGGTTTTGCTGAACTAGTAAAATCAAGAGGTGCGGTCATTCCAAAAGTGCTTGAAGAAAACAGTGATCCTAGCGGCGGTTATCTTGTTCCTGAAGAATTCAGGGCTGCTATTGTCCAGTATGATACCGAACCAGCAGTTGTTTGGCCCCGTGCTACTATTTGGCCCATGTCAACCGATAAACTTGGTATGCCGAAGTTGAAGCAAAGACCGGATGAAGATGATACTACTAATTTTGATCACTTTGCCGGTGTTGCTTTTACATGGACAGATGAAGGCGGCGAGAAGACAGAAACCGAACCAGAATTTGAATTCTTGGAGTTGATAGCCCACGAATTGTCTGGGTATACGGAAATCACTGACACGCTTCTGGCTGATTCTGCCATTAATCTGATGAACTTTTTGACTAACCTTTTCAGACGTGCTTATGTTTGGCAAACAGACAGGTCATTCATTCGCGGCACTGGTGCAAGACAGCCTTTCGGCGTTGTCATGGACCCAACAGTTCAAATGGTTGCAAGGGCGACTGCTGGTGCTTTTACGTTCACTGATGCTATTAATATGGACAATCAACTTTCATCTGTCTTTGATCAAGGTGCTGTATGGATGATGAACAAAAGATGCCTTAATTCATTGCGGAATGAAAGAGACACTCAGAATTCACTAGTATTTCCGCAGTGGTATCAGGCCGGTGCTCCTGGTATTGGCACACCCGCCGTTGCAATGCTGCTAGGAAAGCCTGTTGTTCTTTCTGATGCAAAAACCTATAACCTTGGAACCACTGGTGACGTGATCCTTGGAAATTGGGCGTGGTATTACATTGGCGATCGCAAGATCTTTGCTATGGATGTTTCCAAGCACTATAAGTTCAGAAACAACAAAACAGCTATCAGAGTTGTTGGCCGACTTGACGGGCAGCCTGCAATTGGTGAGGCGTTTGTTATCCTAGGTCTTCCTGGTGGCGGTAGTTAATAGTTGGTTATTGACTTTTATCATAATGATTAATGGCATAGTGCCAGTGCAGGGGAGTTCAGTTAATCCTTTCCGTTTCTCCCCTGCACTTTTCCAAAACAGTGAAAGAAAAAACCCAGAGGGTATAAGGAGGCTTTAAAAAATGAGGCGAGACAGAATTGCAAACGAAAAGGTAATCGATTTTTTTGCGCCTGCGGCTAAAGGTTCTGGCATTCCTTACTATTCATCCATTTTTGACACGCAAAGGCTTTGTGCTGGTCAGAATAACAGGGAGGTTTGTACTAACATTCTGATCATCATTTCAATTGCTTCTGGGTGGTCTGCTGGTGGTTTGCTAGATGCCAAGCTGCAATGTTCCAATTCATCTTTGGCTAGTACGCAGTTTGATTATGCGATTATCAATCAGATGGGCGGGGCGGAATCTGAAGATCTTTACCTTGCAGAAATAAAGGATTTCAACCGTTACATCCGGTTTGTAGTAACTCCTTTGGTGGCAAATGTGACATTGGCTGCTATCGGTGTTGCTAACAGAAGCAGACGTGAACCAGTTTGTCAGGAAGGAAGGGAAAAAGCTGTCCGTTATGCAGCAAATCCCACAATGGATTAATGAGGAGTTATGGGTACAATGCTAGTTCGCTATAGAGATCGTGATTTGGTGCGAAGGTGCGGAACAAGCCCTGTAAGAATTTCTGACAACGAAGGCGCACAACTAGTACGGGAGGGGAAAGCAGAGGCTCTTATTGACCCTGTTTCCCCTCCCATTGACAAAACAGTTAAGTCAGAAGCTTCTAGTCCGTCCAGGGGCAGCACATTGACTAGGAATGCTGGTTTTTACCCAAAGGTGGCATGGATTCATGACACAACAAAATTGGGCGGTGCGGAATTAAGCAATCAGACAGTTATCAAAGCAGGGAAAGAATTAGGATTTGGTATCTATGA